CTAGGGCAGCCAGGCGCCAAGCACCATCCCGATAATCGCGTACTCATCGGCATTTAGCGCCGGGCAACCCGGCATGCTTCCCTTAAGCCATCGATGCCCAACTTCCTCGACATATCTTCTAAAGATGAGCTCGGCGCTGTCGCAGCGTTTCGCTATCACCTTATCGCCGGACACGAGCTCGGTTATGCCGGTAGTAACGGGTTCGACAAGTATCAAGGCACCCTTTGGGTAATTGGCGCCGGCAGAGCCGTTCATCGTGTCATCCCGCACCGGCAACCAGTAGGCCTGAGCGCTGCATTGCACCATCGCCGGGTAGTGGACGGTCGTTCCTTTGCGCAGCTGTTCATGAGACAACGGCAATGTCCACGCCAGCAGCGGCAGCGTTTTACCCAAGGCCTGCGAAGTCTTCTGCCTGACGGGGCGTAACTCGATTTGCTCCAGGCCATCCAGCCAGCCGATTTGCACGGCGAAGTACTGCTCAATTCTTCGCGCCATGTCGCCACTGATGCCTTTTTTCCCTTTCTTGCCCGGCGGATAGAGCAAACGGGAAACATAGTCTGCGGCAATGCCAAGCGCCTCGGCCAGGCGCTTTTGGCCCCCTACGCCGAGGTTATCGATCAGGATGATCAGGCGCTCTCGTCGCATCTCCTGCAGGTGCATTTTTTGCTCGCTTTTCATCAGGTCATCGTACCTAAATTTACCTGCAGGTAAATGGATTTTCGCTATTGAAAAAAAGATACCTCTGGGTATACTTGATACTGTTTATTTATACAGTATTTGGTGCGACATCCCTCGGCGAGCAAGCCGGGCGGATCGGTTGTTGCGCGTTGGCGCACGCCGAGCAGCACAACGGCTCGACCGACGTCGGTAAGTGACATGGAGCCCTGGCGATGTGGCAAACGCCCAAAGGAGGTGGAAGCATGAGAGATATGAATGAAGTGTTGGAGCGGTGGGGCGTATGGGCCAGGGATAACAGCGGCATCGATTATTCCCCCATTGCCGCCGGGTTCAAAGGGTTATTGTCCTATAAATCGAATGGCGAGCTCTCCTGCTGCGATGATGACGGCCTGGTGATCGACGGTTGCGTGGGCAGATTGAAGAAATACAAACCCGAAGAGTTCGATCTCATCATTGCCCACCATGTTTATGGCATATCTCTGCGCAAGATTGCCCTGAAAAGGAAATGTTCAGACGGTACGATACGCAAAGAGATGCAAACGGCGGAAGGATTCATCGGGGGATGCCTGGCGATGTTGGATATAAAATTGAGTATGGATCGCTGAAACGGCTGCTGTTGAAGTTGATGAGGGCTTATTTCTCGTTTCACTGTGACATCAGAAATAATAATAGCGTATGCGCGTTGCAATAATTTAAAAAAATACTCACGCGTACGCAAATAAGCGCGTAATCTGATAAAAATGAGTCGTTGCCGGCGCTGCCGCACGATAACAAAACCTCGCTGCGGCGGGGTTTTTTTTATCATAAAAGACTCACGCGTACGCAAATAAGCGCGTAATCTGATAAAGCTGAGTCGTTGCCGGCGCCGCCGCACGATAACAAAACCTCGCTGCGGCGGGGTTTTGTTTTTTTATGATAAAAGACTCACGCGTACGCAAACAAGCGCGTAATCTGATAAAACTGAGTCGTTGCCGGCGCCGCCGCACGACAGATAAACCTCGCCGCGGCGGGGTTTTTCTTTTTTTATAATAAAAGACTCACGCGTACGCAAATAAGCGCGTAGTCTGATAAAACTGAGTCGTTACCGGCGCCGTCACACGATAACTAAATCTCGCTCCGGCGGGGTTTTGTTTTTTTATAATAAAAGACTCACGCGTACGCAAATAAGCGCGTAATCTGATAAAACTGAGTCGCTGCCGGCACCGCCACACGACAGATAAACTTCGCTCCGGCGGGGTTTTCATTTTTAGCCTCCTTGTCAAAACGGTCAATCACTCACTGAATAATAGCTGTCATTGAATGACCACGACGGGAGGCTAATCCCTCTTCTTTATAAAACAGCGCAATCCTTATTTATCTGCCCAGGTTGAGCAGATCGAATAAGCCATTTTCAACCGCGTAAATGGCCGCTTTTTAAATGGAACAGGAACGACGGAGAGGGGGCCGCATTTAGCCGCTCTTTTCCATGACTCCCGAACATCGGGTTATGCCCCGGTAAGGGGAGGGTAATGATTATGCCTTGGAAAAATGAACCAAACATCCTTTCAATGCTGCTTGCTTTCGGCATGACGCTGCTGGGGGCGATCGCCAGCTATTCCTTCAAGGTCTTGAATGGCGAAACCTTTAGCTGGAGGACGCTGTTTTTGCAGCTGTTCGTCTCTATTTTCGCCGGTTTGACCATGGTGATGATTGCACTGCATTACGACTGGCCTTCGGAGGTGATGGGCGGCGTATGCGGCATGGCGGGGTGGTCGGGAGCATCGTTGATCAAGGCATTGGAACGCCGATTTCTCAATAAAGCGTCAGGAGGAAACCATGAAGATAAGTGACGATGGCATGGCGCTGATTAAGCGTTTCGAAGGCTTGCGGTTGCAGGCTTATCAGGACTCGGTCGGCGTTTGGACCATCGGCTACGGGTGGACTCAGCCGGTTGCAGGCCGAAAAGTGGGTGCCGGCATGGCGATCGATGCCGTAACGGCCGAGCGTTTGCTGCTGTGCGGTATTGCCCAATTCGAACAGGGCGTCGAAAGGCGGGTGGCGGTGACGATCACGCAGGGGCAGTTCGATGCGCTGGTGAGCTTTGCCTATAACCTGGGCCTGCGCGCGTTGGAGAACTCGACGCTGCTGCGCCGGCTGAATGCCGGCGATCGGCAAGGGGCGGCCGACCAGTTCGGGCGCTGGGTAAATGCGGGCGGCGTGCGGCTCGATGGGTTGGTTGCCCGGCGTGCAGCGGAACGTGCACTGTTCCTTTCCTGATGCCCGAATGCGTTTGCAGAACGATTCAACCCTCAAAACGACGGAGACCTTGCCCAAATGATAGAAGATGAAATCCAACGCTCGCTGGCCGCGCTAACCCATCTGGCGGCTTACCCGCTGATCTTGCCGGATCCTCAGCAAGAAGGCGTGACCTATCAGAAGATCAGCGATCTGAAAGTGAATACCGGTCTGGTTGACAGCTCGCTGGTGCAGGGCCGTTTTCAGATCGTGCTGTACGTGATTGACGATTACTCCCGGCTAATCGCTCTGGATAAGGCGGTTTTGAACGCCTGGGAAGGGGTTAGGCATGGCCATATTGGCCAATGGCCGGTACAGGCGGTCACGCGCAGCACCCTTTTGCAGAGCGCCACGCCCCTGGCTGATAACCGCGTTCAGTACCGGATAGTGCGCGATTACCTCATCACCTATTCCGAGGTGGCGGTGTGATCGCCATGAACGTTTCCGGTATGGCGGAATTGACTCGCCGATTGGAAACGATTCGGCGCGATGTCGCCAGCCACATTCTGCCGGAGGCCGGCCATGCCGCGTTGGCGCCGCTACTTAGCACGATGCGGCAGTGTGCCGAGCGGGGGGCGTCAAACAGCGAATCCTCGCTGAGCGCCGGCATCGCGATACGCCCGGTCGTTACCGGATGGAACGCGGTGACGTTGCGTGTTGGCCCCAGTAAACAGCATTACCACAGAGCCCTGGCGCAGGAGTACGGCACGGCAACGCAAGCCGCCGCCCCGTTTATTCGCCCTGCGCTGGATCACCATAAGCACCAAGTGTTACGCATCCTGGCGGCTAACGTCCGCTATGGCATCGAAAACCGGTAGCGACCGCTACCATCCTTCATCAAAAAGAGAGAGAAAAACTATGGCTGATAAAACTTCGCCAGAATACGCCATGCTGCCTGCCGGCACTATCGTCAAATGGGGCACCGTTGGGGCTGCACCGACGGCCATGAAGGCGCTGACCAACTGTAAAGCGGTGGGTGAAATGGGGCAAACCGGCGGTTTTGTCGATTGCACCACGCTGCTGGATACCGCCAAGCAGTTTATTTCCGACCTGCCGGAAGGCGCGGAAAAATCCATCGGTTTCATCGACGATCCGTCCAACGCCGATTTCGCGGCGCTGCTGAATGCGGCGGACAAGCGCGAAACGGTGCAGTTTTACGTCGAGCTGCCTAACGGCCGCACCTCCACCTCCATCCTGTCGCTGTCCGGCTGGAAAATGAATGAGATCACTGCCCCGGCGAGTGAAGTCATTCAGATTACCGTTCAGGGCAAGCAAAACAGCAACACTTGGGGCTCGGTCACCCCGAAGGTGTGACGAACCGACGATCGCGCTGGGTTAACGCCTGAGTGCGCTCGACGCGATCGCTTCCGCCGCGGGCCATGTGGCCTGCGGCAACTTTCTTCATGCAGAGCACATTATATGAACAAGGAAAAACCGATGACTGAGAAATACGATCTGAAAGCGCTGAAAGCGGCGCTGCTGAAATCCGACGATCACGTGATCGAAACGCAGATCTTTGGCGCCAAGGCCTTCATCCGCCGCCTGAAAGCCGCAGAGCTGCAGGAAAACGAAGACGGCATGAAGGCCGCCATCGATAGCGGTGATATGAACAAAGCCGCGCAGCTCAACGTGCAGCTGCTGCTGTCTTGCCTGATGACGCCGGACGGTAAACGCATTCCGGCCGGCGCCTTGCCGAGCGTAGACGATCTGCTGGCGGCGCACGACAACCCGACCCTGGTCGAGGCCATCGGTGCCGTTAAGCGCCATGCGGTCGGCAGCCTCGAGGAAGCGGAAAAAAACTGACTGACTCGCCCTGGCTGATGTTGGTGTTCCAACTGGCCGATCGCTGGGGTGAGTCGGATCCTCGCAAGATCGCCGCGCTGCCGGCGCACATCCTGAATCACTGGCGGGCATACTTCAAACTGCAAGGCATGACGGCCGATGCGGCGGATAGTGCCCCCGTTCATCAATCCGGTCAGCCCGCGCAAAGCAGTATTGATATGCAGTGTGCTGACGTTATGCGAGTGCTGGGAAATGGCTGATACCGCACAGTTGGTCGTCGGGTTGCAACTGAATGACACCAACTTTAAAAACAAACTGACGGCGGCTTACCGCACCGCCGGGGAACAATCCGCCAAATTTAACCGCCAGGCTCAGCAGGATGCGAAGAAGACCGACGAGTCGTATCAACGCATCGGCGGCACGCTTGGCGGCCTGGCGGGGAAACTGGCGGGGCTGGCCGGCGTTGAGCTGTCGCTGCAGGGCCTCGCCGCCACCTCGCGCCAGTATGGGCAGGCGCTCACCGAACTTGCGTCCATCACCGTCGCCGCGACGGCGCAGATGAAACAGTTGGACGACGCGGCCCGCCAGGCGAGCAGCGCTTCCGGCGAAGGCGGCAGCCGGGCGGAGGAGATGCTGAAACTGGCCGGTGGCCTGAATGACAGCGCGGCGGCCTGGCGCGATCAGGCTGCGGCAGCGCGCGGGGCGGCTCAGGCGACAGATGGCGTTGGTGCTGCCTCTCGCGTAGCCAACGTCGCGCTGGGGGCGCTTGGCGGCCCGATCGGTGTTGTCATCCAGGCGGGGTTGGGGATGGCATACTTTTATGAACAAACGATGCAAGCCAAAGAGGCGGCAGTGAGTCTGAAAGATGCTGCGATTCTAACGACGTCAGAGCTTATAAAACTGTCTAGTAAGCAACTTGCCCTGAGAAAATTAGATCTCAGTGAGAAGCTCGAAGAACAGCTTAGTGAGCGAGACAAGCAGCAGAATTTGTTGAATTATGCAAACGAGAGAATAGAACGAATCCAGAGTAACCCAGGTCGGTTGGGCGACATATTTGGTGTTGAAAAGCAAATGCAAGCTACGCGGGTGCGTGCAGAAGCGGCTCTCGAGTCAATAGACATCGGGATTCAAAATACTCGCACTAGTATGCAAAATATTGACCAAGCTAACCTTCTTGTTTTGACAGGGGCCGCTCGTCATTTTAATCAGCCGACCGGCAATATTTTTCCCGTTACTGCGCCAGCACAGTTGATGGGCCCCCCACCCCCCGATTATCCATTGGATATGGTAAGTACAGATAATCGTGGTCGTGAGCGGCAGCAGGCTCTTGAGCAGTACCAACAGCTGCGTCAGGAAATCGAGCAGACGCATCTGAGCAGCCTCGACAAAATCACCCAGGATGAACAAAGCGCACAGGCCAAGCTGGCGTCAGCGGCCAAGGCGGCCGGTGCCGGGCAAGCCGATGTGCAGCGAGCGATGGCGCTGAACGCCGAGAAGTATCAGCGGCAGCGGCAACAGCTCGCTGAACAATACGCGCCAGGGCAGGCGGCGGTGCGAAAAGAGCAGGAGGTTGGTAAGGAGCTGAAGGCGTTGTATGACGGGCGGCTGTTGACCGAACGCGAGTACCAGACCGCTAGCCGGATGCAGCAGCAAGAAACGACGCGCCAGCGGTTGAAGGCTGAAACCGATGCGCTCGCTGCGCCGCGCATGAACATTGCCGGCGATGTGGACCCTGTCGCTCGCCTTAACAACCAGCTGGTGCAGCAGCTGGCGCAATACCAGGCTTACTACCAGCAAGGCATTCTGGATAAACAGCGCTATGAACAGCTGATGCAGGCGGCGACGCAAGAATCGTCGGACGCTCAGTATCAGCAGGCGCTGAGTCTGTTCGGCGGGCAGAGCCGCGTGCACAAGATGGCGCTGGGGCTGGTGGATATGACGCGGGAACGGACCTCCGGCATGATGTTCGATCTGCTGACCGGGACGCAAAACTTTAAGCAAAGCATGCTCGGCCTGTTGACTTCCATGACGCAGTCCATCATTCAGCAACTGATCGATCTGGCGATGCAGGCGCTGTTAACCAGAACCATTCTTTCCACCTTTATGAATATCGGCGGCGGTTTGCTGGGCGGGGCTGCAAGCGCCGGCGCGGGCGCGGCCGGTTCAGGCGCGATGGGCATGCCGACCGGTTGGCAAGGCTATGTCCCTAACGCCAAGGGCGGCGTATACGCCTCGCCTTCGCTGAGCGCATTCAGCGGCCAGATCGTCAGCAATCCCACGCTGTTCGCGTTCGCCAGGGGAGCAGGTTTGATGGGCGAGGCCGGGCCGGAGGCCATCATGCCGCTCAAACGCGGCGCGGACGGTTCGCTCGGCGTGCGGGCGATCGGCGCTGGCCAGCAGCCTGCGGCGGCGCCGAATGTCTACATCACCATTGAGAACGGCGGCAACGTCAGTTCGCAGGCCGATCCGGGATGGGGCGAGTTCGGTAAACAGATGGGGAATATCGCCGCGCAGGAAAGCCAGAAGGTGATCAACCGCAACCTGATGCCGGGCCAGCCGATTTGGAAAGCAATCAAGGGGATGTAATGGGCATTCAGACATTTGAATTTCCGGCGCGCGTCAATGCCGCCGGCGATATGCGTTTTCGCGTCAGAAAGGCGCAGTTCGGCGACGGCTATGCGCAGGTCTCTGGCGACGGCATTAACCCGATCGTGCGCTCTTGGGATCTGACCTTTGTCGGCAAGTATGACTACATCACGCCGATCATCGTCTTTCTGGAAAATCATCACGGGGTGAAATCCTTCCAATGGACGCCACCGACGCAGGTTCCCGGCCTGTACCGCTGCGAGGGTTATAAGCCGGTCGCTATGGGCGGGGACAACTATTCACTGACGGCCACGTTTACCGAGGCCTTCCACGTTTAACCGGGGGAGACGATGCTGAATTCAGATTTGCAAAAGCTGGAGCCGGGCAACCGCATCCGCCTGATTGAGGTGGACGGCACCCGGTTCGGCGCCGATATTCTGCGCTTTCATTGCGATACTTTGCCTTTTACGCCGCAAGAGCTGACCGCCGCCGGCGGTGATGAAACCAAACTGCCGGCGAAATCGGTCTGGTGGCAAGGGCAGGAGTACGGTCCGTGGCCGTTTAGCGTCGAAGGGCTGGAGATCTCCGCCGACAGCCAGGGCAATGCGCCCAAGCTGTCGGTCGCCAATATCAACGGCCTGATCAGCGCACTCTGTCTGCAGTTTGAGGACATGGCGCAGGCCAAGGTGCGGATCCACGACACGCTGGTGCACTACCTTGACGCCCGCAATTTCTCGCAGGGGAACCCTTCAGCCGATCCACTGCAGGAAAAGCTGCAGGTGTTCTACATCGATCGCAAGGCGACGGAAAGCGATGAGGCGGTGGAGTTCGAGCTCTCCAGCCCGGCGGATCTGCGGGGATTGCGCATTCCGACCCGGCAAATCCACAGCCTGTGCACCTGGTGCTCGCGCGGTGGCTATCGCACCGGCAAGGGCTGCGATTACGCCGGTAGCCGTTACTTTGACGACAAGGGCAACTCGGTGGATGACCCGAGCCTGGATCGCTGCGGTGGGCTGTTGAGCGACTGCCAGAAACGCTTTGGCGAGCACGAGCCGTTGCCGTTTGGCGGCTTCCCCGGCGCGGCGTTGATCCGGCAATAGGGGGCGAGCATGAAAGAAAAAACTGCGGCGGCCATTATGGCCCACGCCAGGGCCGAGTACCCGCGCGAATGCTGCGGCGTGGTGGCGCAAAAATCCCGCGTGGAGCGCTATTTCCCGTGCCGCAACCTGGCGGACAACCCCACCGAGCAGTTTCATCTGGCACCGGAAGACTACGTGGCCGCCGCCGAATGGGGCACCATCACCCTCATTGTACACAGCCACCCGGACGCCACCACGCAGCCGAGCGAACTGGACAAGGCGCAGTGCGACGCGATGGAACTGCCCTGGGCGATCGCCAGCTGGCCGGAGGGTGACTTGAGAACAATCATGCCGCGCGGGGAACTGCCGCTGGTGGGCCGCCCGTTCGTGCTGGGGCATACCGACTGTTGGGGGCTGGTCATGAGCTACTTCCGGCAGGAGCACGGCTTGGCGCTGCATGATTATCGGGTTGATTATCCGTGGTGGGAGCGGGGTGAAAACCGCTATCTGGATAACTGGCATGCCTGTGGCTTTCGCGAGTTCGAAGGCCCGCCGCAGCCGGGGGACATGGCGATCATGCAAGTTTCGGCGCCGGTGGCCAACCACGCCGGCATTCTGCTGGCTGATGGCCTGTTGCTGCACCATATGTACGGCATGCTCAGCCAGCGGGTGCCTTACGGCGGCTACTGGAAGGAGCGAACGGTGAAGGTGTTGCGTCACGGGGCGCTGACTTGATTGAGAGGTAGTATGTTTATTGACATTCCAATGCGCACCATTCGTTTTCATGGTCCCATGATTAAGGTTTTCGGCCGCGAATTTAAATATCGGGCATCAACGGTGCCGAAGGCGATCGATGCGATGAAAAATCTGCTGCCCGGTTTCGAGCGCTACATGCTTGAAGCGCACAAACGCGGCCTGACATTTTCTATTTTCGTTGGTAAACGCAATGTCGGGCAGGATGAGCTGGCGTTCACCAAAGGGTCGGAAGATATTCACCTTGTTCCCGTCGTGATTGGGAGCAAGCGCGCAGGCTTATTCCAGACCGTGCTGGGCGTGGCGCTGGTTGCCGTGGCTATGTATGTTTCTGCGGGTGCAGGGACGGGGGCTCTGGGGGCATTTACGGCCGGTGGGGGAACTGGCATGGCGGCGATGGCCGGGGCATCCATGGCCCTCGGCGGCATCCTCCAAATGCTTTCCCCGCAAATGGGCGGGCTGCGCATGCGGCAAGGCCCGGAAAATAAACCGAGCTATGCCTTTGGCGGGCCGGTCAACACCACGGCGCAGGGCAACCCCGTCGGTGTGCTGTACGGCACGCGTGAAATTGGCGGGGCGATTATCTCCGCAGGCATTTATACCGAAGACCAGCAATAACGACATCCGTTTGAACAGACAGCCGCAATAGCGGCTTTTTTTATGGGCGAAATATGGCACAGAACATGATCCGTGGGCGTAAAGGCGGCGGCGGAGGCGGCCACACGCCGGTAGAAACGCCGGACAGCATTCAGTCGATCGCCAGAGCGAAGCTGCTGTTCGCACTGGGGGAAGGGGAGTTTGCCGGCGGGCTGGATGGCACAAACATTTTTGTTGACGGCACGCCGGTGCTGGGCAGCGATGGAACGGAAAACTTTCCCGGTTTCCGCTGGGAATTCCGCCCTGGTTCGCAGGCGCAGGAATATATCCAGGGCATTCCCGCCGTTGAGAATGAGATCTCGGTTGGCAGCGAACTAAAAAGTGGTGCGCCGTGGGTGCGTTCCGTCTCGAACCTGCAACTTTCCGCCGTTCGCCTGCGCCTGGGGTGGCCCATGCTGCAAAAGCAGGCGGACAACGGCGACGTTAACGGCTATCGCATTGAGTATGCCATCGACGTGGCGACTGACGGCGGCAGCTACCAAGAGGTGTTAACAGCGGCGATCGACGATAAAACCACCTCGCTGTATGAACGCTCGCACCGTATCAACTTGCCGAAGGCCACCACGAGATGGCAGCTGCGCGTGCGCCGGTTGACGCCTAACGCCAACAGCGCCCGGATCGCCGACCGGATGAACATCGAGGCGCTGACCGAAATCATCGACGCCAAGCTGCGCTACCCGAACACTGCGCTGCTTTACGTGGAGTTCGACTCAAAGCAGTTCCCCAACATCCCGAAGATCAGCTGCAAACCGCGCGGCCGCCTGATCCGCGTGCCGGACAACTACGATCCGCTAACGCGCAGCTATACCGGCATCTGGAGCGGCGGCTTTAAGTGGGCCTACAGCGATAACCCGGCGTGGGTGTTTTACGACATTATTTTGGCCGAGCGTTTTGGCCTCGGCGATCGCATCGACGCTTCCCAGGTCTCCGAGTCCGAGCTGTATCGCATCGCGCAGTATTGCGATCAGCCGGTGCCGGACGGGCGCGGCGGCGAAGGCATGGAGCCGCGCTTTACCTGCAACGTTTATCTGCAGTCGCGGGAAGAGGCCTGGACGGTGCTGAGCGATTTGGCCGGCATCTTCCGCGGCATGACCTATTGGGGGCAAAACCAAATGGTCGCCCTGGCGGACATGCCGCGCGATATGGACTTCACCTACACCCGCGCCAACGTGATCGACGGCAAGTTTACCTACTCGTCCGCCAGCGAACGCACTCGCTACAGCACCGCGATGGTCAGCTGGTCCGATCCGGGCAACCATTACGCCGATGCGATAGAGGCGGTATTCGACACCGATTTGGTACGCCGCTACGACGTGAACCAGACCGAACTGACGGCCATCGGCTGCACCACACCGAGCGAAGCGAATCGCCGCGGCCGCTGGGCGCTGTTGACCAACAGCAAGGATCGTACGGTCAGTTTCTCCGTGGGGTTGGACGGTATGATCCCCATGCCGGGGCATATCGTCGGCGTGGCGGACCAGATGCTGGCCGGACGGGTGATTGGCGGGCGCCTCAGCGGCGTGGACGGCCGTAAACTGACGCTGGACAGAAAGCCGGGCGCCAAAGCCGGCGATCGCCTGATCGTCAACCTGCCTTCAGGTAAAGCGCAGGCGCGCACCGTACAGGTGGTGAATGAACGCGTGGTGACCGTCACCACCGCCTACAGCGAGGCGCCGGCGCCGGAGGCGGCCTGGTCCATCGACGCGGACGATCTGGCGGTGCAGCTTTACCGCGTGGTGGGCATCGCCGACAACGGCGATAACACCTATACCGTCAACGCCGCGGAACACGATCCGAATAAGTACGCCCGCATCGATACCGGCGCGCGTATCGACGATCGCCCGATCTCGATCATACCGCCCGGCGTGCAGGCAACGCCGAAAAACATCACCATCGACAGCTACTCCTCGGTGAGCCAGGGTATTGCCATTACTACCCTGCGCGCCGCCTGGGGCGCGGTTGAAAATGCCATCGCCTATGAGGCGGAATGGCGCAAAGATAACGGTAACTGGGTGGCGGTGCCGCGCACCTCGGCGCTCGGCTTTGAAGTGCCGGGCATCTACGCCGGCCGCTACCTGGTGCGGGTGCGGGCCATCAACGCCAGCAATGTGTCGTCCATCTGGGCGACCTCGATGGAAACCTACCTCAAGGGCAAAGAGGGTAAGCCGCCGATGCCGGTCGGCTTCAAGGCATCGCCTTTGCTGTGGGGCATCCAGCTCGACTGGGCGTTCCCGACCGGCGCCGAAGATACGCTGAAAACCGAAATCCAGTATGCGGATAACGCTGCCGGAAATAACGCGATGCTGCTGGCCGACATCCCGTACCCGCTGCACACCCACGCCATGACCGGGCTGAAGGCGGGCCAGGCCTTCTGGTTCCGTGCGCGGTTGCAAGACCGCACCGGCAATCAGGGCGACTGGACCAGCTGGGCTGCCGGGCAGGCGAACGCGGACGCCGGCGATTATCTCGAGAACATCGGCGACGATCTCCTCACTGCGAAAGACGGCGAGCGGCTGGTAGGCGATATCGATACCAACATCGACGCCATCTTGCAGAATGCGCTGGCCAACAACGCGACGGTGGAACACCAGTGGGAGCAGTACGGCACGGTGCGCGCCGATATCATGGTGGTGAAAACCACCATCGCGGAGGTCGATCGCGGGCTGGCCGAGATGAAAACCCAGGTGCAGGCGCAGATTGATGACGTCACGGCGGTGCTGGAAGATAAACTGACGGCGACGGTAGACGCCGACGGCGCCACGGCCATCCATACGCTGAAAGCGGGCGTACGGGTGAACGGCACCTTCTACAACGCCGGCATGTCGATCGCGGTATTGGCGGAAAACGGCAGGCCAGTCACCACCCGCGTCGGCTTTAACGCCAACCAGTTCGTGCTGATGAGCGGCAATAACAGCAATCAGTATTCGCCGTTTGCCGTGGTGGATGGGCAGGTGTTTATTAGCGATGCGTTTATTCGCAATGGCACCATCGATAGCGCCAAGATCGCACAGCATATCCAGTCTTCTAATTGGATAAACGGGCAGCGTGGCTGGGCGATAAATAAAGATGGCGGGGCACAATTCAATAACATTAGCGCCCGTGGAGCGATATATGCCGACACCGGTGAGTTTAAAAATGGTGTGATTGGCAATTGTCGAATTCTTGAAAACTGTTCCATTGAGGGGAAACTTTCCGCCGCGAATATCGAAGGCGCGATCATGGATGGTTCGATGTTAAGCTGGGGGTCGGGATATACAAATGATAGCCGCACCTTAAAATTTAGTGGTAATAGTGTAATACCAGTTCGTGTGTTTGGACGGATACAGATAACAAGATACGGTTCTCCATATCCTCATTTTTATGGTGGCGTAAGAAAAAACTCAACAAGTGGCAGTTATTTACCTGAGTCGACAGGTGGTTCTGATTCTGGTAAATCGGTGTCAATTGTTTTTATTGATGAATACCTTGGTAAGGGGCAGTCTATTTTTTGGCAATTGGCCGTTGGGCAGGTAGATCAGTCATCTTCTGCCAGACAGTCAACAAGCTTTTTAGTGGAACTGTTTTCATCGCCTCAGTATACGGCCTTCAGTTTAAATTAATTAATAGTCATTTATAAAGGAGAGCACTATGCCAGCAGGCACTCTTACCCTAACGAATAATTCAGCTATAGTGAAAGGAACCGGAACGGCCTTTAATACCGAGCTGAAAGCCGGTGACTTTATTGTCAGCACTGTCGGTGGCGTCACCTATACGCTGCCGGTAAAAACGATTGATAACGCCACTCAGGTAACACTGGTTAAAGCCTATGACGGCCCAACGCAGGCGGGCGCAGCATGGTATGCCGTACCGCGCGATGCGATGAACGCCATCACCGCCCAACTGGCCGCCGAAACGGCGAAAGCCCTGCGCGGGCTGAACCTCGATAAGGAGAACTGGCAGCAGGTCTTCAGCGGCAACGGAAATATTACCGTTAAGCTGCCGGACGGTGGCACCTATAGTGGCCCGGCCTGGAATAGTATTACGGCTTCGCTTAATAATAAATTAGATAAGACGGTTGCTACTGCCCAAGAGATTAAAGGGGCTCTATCTTTACAAGGTTCTCTTATTACTGGGCAAGCAGCAAATCTTGATGTGGGTGGGTATGCCAGGTTCAGGAAGTCGGTCACGTTTGATGATTTTATGTTGCTCAAAAATGCAGTGCAATTGAGCCCTGCAGAAAACTCTGCTACGTCAATTACTGCGACCAATACTTTTACAGGCAATTCAGGAACAGTTCAAGGGCCTGCAATTACATCACAGATTAATGCTCAGGGCGTTGTTAAGCAAATGACAATGTCATTGCGTCAAGAGTTAAATGTCACCGACTATGGATTTATCTCCTTTCAAGATTGGGCTGGGAGGTGGCATGAGGTTCGTCTGCAAAATAATGGGGATATGAATAATTTGACCGGAAACTGGGTGACCGGCTCAGATCGTAGAATTAAAACTGAAGTAGAAGAAATTGAAGACCCTATAACACTCATTCGCGGTCTAAAACTCTATGCTGGCAAGCGAGATGGTAAACCCTTTATTGGTGGTATCGCACAAGAAATTGAAAAGAAACTTCCCCAGGTTGTTGCTGAAGGCGGTTCTTTACAATTGCAAAACGGCGAAACTGTTACTCGAGTAAAATCCGTCGATTATTCAACGCTGGGATATGTGGCCCTGGCTGCGCTGAATCAGGCTCTGGATAGAATCGATCGCCAGGATGAATTAATCAAAGAACTTATGGAGAAAGTACAATGACATTAATCAGCGGCGTATTAAAAGGCCCTTACGGCGATCCTCGCTCCGGCGTAACCATTACCTTGCGCGCAGTCAGAACCTCATCAACGGTCCTGAGTCTGGCTAAATCACAATCAGTGACGGATGATAGCGGTAAATATTCCCTACCCGTAGAGGCGGGCGCTTACGAGGTCATTATCTCTGTATATGGCGCACAGCCGGAGCGAGTGGGTGCTATCGAGGTTTATAACGATTCACTGCCCGGCACGCTCAATGATTTTCTGCGTCGGCCAGGGGAAGGCGACATCACGCCGGAGATTGTGCAGACCGTCGATCGTCTGCGTGCAGAGGCGGCCGCTTCCGCCGGCAAGGCTTCTTCCTCCGCTGCGGCGGCGAAAACCAGTGAGCAGAATGCGGCGAAAAGCGCCTCTCAGGTGGCAACTGCCTTTGATAATGTGCGGTTTAAGTTCCCCGAAAACAACACCAATGTCCCTGTTTGGTTCCTGTTAGGACAGTTTAAAAATGCGGGGCAAAATGGCGTCGGGATCGTGCTCAATTTTTATGGTTCAAACGGTTATAACGGTTTTACCTATAATGCAGGTATGTCGCGACTGATGCTTAGAACGGGCAATCTGAGCGCCAGCGACTCGACCAATAAGATTAACCGCATCGGCGGCGCTTTAATTAATGATATCGGAACGGCGATCTTGGATATTCAGGTTATTGAATCCAGCCGTGATAATTATGATATCTATGTGAAAGTAAATGCCTTCACCCTCAACTGCTGGTATACGGTTGAGCAAATCACCTATGCCAACGCGGCCGGCTTACGTTGGGAGCATAAGGCGGTAAAACAATCGGCGGAACCGGTTGGGGTGATGAAAATTGATATGCGCACGGGTGTCTCGTTCTCGCAATCCCAGGCGCTACCCGATTATGCCACTGTCGCCCAATCTGCGATCGGTGGGTTTGGCACAGGACCAATTCATACTGAGGATGCATTTGCGAAGGAGAATAAATCCTCCATTCAGCGCTACACGGTCGTGACGGCCAATCGGCCGGGTAACGTTTCCGGGGGGCTATTAACGCTGCCGGTGGATGGAGGACCTTCGTGCGCGTATTTTGCTACATCGATTTCGCGACAGGCCTGGGTGGGGAGTTCATCTACCGCATTGCCGTCGACCATCACCTGGTCGCGGTTATTTAGCTCGTCCGATCAACCCACCGTCGCAGATATCTCAAACCTGAAGGACTGGGGATTAAGTAAAGGCGTGACGGCGGCGAATAAAGGCAATTTCAATGCGCAAATGCAAAGCCGGCGCGGTTATGTAGGTACGGATCCGATTGGCAACCCCTTTAAAGATGTTGGCACATATTTCCTCGATACGCGCTCATGGGCGGTGACGCAGACGGGAACCGACGACAGCTTTAGGACGGTACAAACCTGTTACGGCTATGGCGTGAATGCGGTTCAAGCAGGGAAAATCGCCGTGCGCAGTTGGAATGGCAGTGCGTTTACCCCCTGGGTTTGGATGTGGTCGGAAGCCAACACCACGGTTGATGCCAACGGCTTTATCAAGAAAGCCTCACCGATCGCCAGGTTGTCCGCAGCGCCTGAGTATATGCAGGCTGATTATCTGGAAGGTGGCTTTGCTCTGGCCGGTTGCGTAGCAGTTAACGGTGAGGCAGACGGGGTAAGTGCTGAGCGAATCTCCACCGGCGTTTATCAACTGAAAGGTTCGCTGGGGTTGGCAAAGGAGGGCTGGACCATCGAAGTACCGCAGGACGTGAACGGCAACCGCCTGTGCTTTGTGGAAACCGCCACCGACAGCGACGGTGTGATTACGGTGAAAATCAGCAAACGTCGTTTTGACATCGATACCGCGACGGTTGTGGCCGGCGAAGCGATGGATATCCCTGAAGGGCGCTGGATCGATCTGCGCCTCACCATGCCGGTGCGTGAAGTGGTGGAAGTGTTGCCGCCGGAGGCGCTGGTATCAAACGATGACGCGCCATCGGAAACCAACGCGGCTTCATAAATAAAGTGGATGCCAGGTAAATAATGCCGGTGCAGTAGGTTATTAGTCGCCTATTGCATCGGCGCCGGCATTTTACCGAGAGGCTCGAGCAAACATACAGCCCGTTCCCGCCAGGCAAACTTCCCGCTGAGTGGGAGTCAATAGCGTTACTGCCCGTCAAATATCAGTGACCAGCCACTGATCCGCTTCTTCGAACATCTCTTCCAACATCCGGTTCAGCTTTTCGCGATCGCTTTTGCTGGCGTCGGAGTTCAGGCCGTTGGCCTGCATCGGCTTCACGCGCACGTCCGCTTCCGGGAACAGCGCATGCACGCGTTTCTCCAGTTCGCTGCGAATAATCTCGGCGGCGTTGGGCAGCCCAGCGACGTTGCGTTTGTCGTACACCAATTCTACAAACAT